CACGATTTTTCCATTGTAGTTTCTCAGGTGAAGCCGGATAAGGATATTAAAAGCGAATCCAAACCTATCAGAGCTACAGTGTACCCTATGCAAAGGGTACCGGCTATATAACCGGCGTTGCTAACCTTGTGTCTTACCGTCCTAGACACATGTAGTAGTAACGCTGAGTGGTGGGATAATTATACCACCAAGACACTAAATAAAAATTTACAGCAACTGTGCTGACAGTCGCCCCTAGATCGTCTTCTATAACCCCGGGGCAAACGTGCCTCGCATAAAACACCTGATTCTTGGGCGTCCATTCGAGCGTAATAGATGGGTCACCGCCGGATCGTTTCGGGAGGGACGGGAGATGCTAGAGAAATAAAGACATACACAAACACATATGGGAAATAATAACAAAAATAAACAAAACAAAAACAAAAAGAACAAACAAAAACAAAACAAACCAAAGCCTAGAGGAAGAACTAGGACAGCAAACGTAGCACAAACAAAATTGCGGAGAACACAGCCTCCAAGAATGAAAACAGATAACACTTCTTGTACCATTACTCATTCCGAGTTGATCCACACAGTCATGTCTGGTAGTGGCGCTTTCGATAGTCACACCTTCAAGATAAATCCTGGATCGTTTCTCACCTTCCCTTGGTTGTCAGGGATAGCACCGAGATACGAGAGTTACGAGTTTCGCAGGATGCGGTTCCGATACGAACCTATTGTGCCTGCAACTGTTGGTGGCCGAGTCTGCATGGCCACTGATTTCGATCCAAGTGACACACCACCAGTCTCCAAGGAAGTCATGATGTCTTACGCCGGGGCCAATTCTACAGCCCCTTGGTCCCAATTAACCAACACACTCAACCCCAAAGATTTGAACCGTTGCAAAACGGTCCACTTCACCACCACTGAGGAGTCGCGCGTGGGACTCAGCGACGGTACTAAACGCTCTCTTGATATCGGGAGCTTCTACATAGCCACACAGGGAGTAACGGTGAACGCTACACCGATTACTACACCTTTTGAGCTAGGAGAACTATACGTCGAGTACACAATCGTTCTAAGGACACCGCAGGTTGCTATAAGTCAAAGTTCAAGCGGCACCAGACAAACACAAAAACCAGCTGAATACAAAGAGAAGGACCCCCTAAAATACACAGAAGAGTCAGATGGACTACTTGTCAAGGGTAAGCGATATATGGCCGAATCGCTACAGTACGTCTCAGACACAATCCCACAGATGGCCGATCGCTTGATGGGGTTGGGTAATGCCACTGGATCGGCGCTGCTCGCACTTCGAGCTGACTTGTCGGCAACAGCAGTAGCCGGTAAACAGATCTCTCAAACTATGGACGCGATGGCGGCGTTCTTACAATTGTACACGCGCATCAAAGGTTCGGTCAACCCTGGCGGGAGATACATACAACACGACGGGCTGAGAACAGTCAAGTATCGCAACAGAGCTGGAAGACTTGAAACAGTCACGATAAACGAGACGTTGGATACTAATGCCCTCGATAGTGAAGGGGCTACACTCCTCATACATCTTATCGCGCAACATGGGTACCATTGGGGAGTAGATTTGCAGTCTGTCGCAACCGATCTATTCCAAGGAGACAATCTTGAATTCACCTTCACTCCGTCCACTGCGCACGCTGACGCTTCTATGGCTTCTGTCGGCGATTCTACATTACCAATGCGGTTTGATGAGTACCCATTGGTCATCAATTCCCTGGGAGAAAAGGTGAGCGTGAAGAGTCCCTTGAATTACGACTCCACCGGCAAAGCGGATTACCACCTTAAACCGTTAGATTACGCAGAGACTACACACAGTTGGGGCAATCTCGGTTACCAAAGGTACCGCGGCACCTTGTGTGGTACACCAAGTCTTCCTGATGCCAACGGGAAGGTTGCCAACTCTTACAATATCCAGCTTTCTGACGGTCCTTTGAGTGGGTCAATCATCAGTATCTACTCGTTCACTGGTCCCAACTTTGTTCACAGGGACCCGCTCGACGTCCCCCGAGATGACTCCATACCCATGATTGATTGGAAAAAGGGATTGTACGCTGATGGGGGGGACCAAGTTACTCTCGGAGCCAGTTGGCCCGGCACAAGCTACCGCCAATCCAACACAGCTGACGGTATACTCTCCTTCGCACCATACACTGAGACTCACATCACCATCCAAGCCCAGGCGCATGACGACACCGGAAACCCTCAAGGTGCACCACTCTCAGCGGTTGTTAAGGTCCCTATAGTGAACGAGATGCAAGATCTCTTCATCGAGTCCGAATCTATTCGTCTAGCTTCCTTACAATCGTCTAGGTTAGGAGATTATGTCACTAACACCACAGTCGGTGCTGCATCAAGACCGGTGACTGCCGTTATCCCGCATCTCTACACACATTCCATAGTCGCCGGAGCGCCACCCGAAGTCCAGACGTCCTACGAGGACCCAAAGACAGCCTTCACTAGCCGAGCAAACAAAGATGTCGGGCCATCCAACAGATATGAACAGATCCACAGAAATAATGAATAGAACTATCTCTAGTCTCGCAGCACAATTAACCAAGGCCAGCCAGCCACAAGTAGTTTAGCCTTCTTTAGTCGTCCAGAAGAACGGACTGAGGATACATTACCGCAGCTACCAACAATTATTATATTTTACAGACAGACGCTACACACACATACACACAGGATATACACACACGCACACACATACGCACACACAAGAATATCGTAATAATAAAAGAAGGCACACACACAAAGAAAATATCGTACAACACACTCAACCCCCTACATAGGGGGTCATGACGGGCACGTCATTAAACATGCAACACAGGAGCAGCACACATCACCGTCCGTCATACGGGGTTGTGGAGGAGCACTCCTGTGCCACTACGTTAAGTTACGTAGTCAAATAAAAACTAGCAGTTAATTACCCTAACGCTACTTGCCTGAACCCAGATCATACCTGTGATGCCCGTGGTCACGACCACGCACGATTTTATAAAATTGCACTCAATTCTTGGGGCTCCATCGACCGTAAGTCACGCGGAATGGATCAAGTCCGGATCGTTTTGAGAGGCCGGGAATCGCTGGAAGAAAGAGAAGGCTATTATTACCAATGAAACCCCCTCCACAGAAAAGTGGTAAAAATCACGACGTGGGGGGTGGGATGACTCCCACCCCCCGACCACTTGGGATTACCGAGTACACAAACCCTTACACATTCTACAATGACCACAGCTCGTATGTCAGCTTATGTTCCAGAGTGTGTAACAGCCATTTTCACGCGAAGAAGAGCACGAAGTCCTCTGACTCGTATAATGGTTTTAAAGCTCGCGAAGCAAAGCGTCTTGGAAAGACAGATTGCTGGAAGCGACTTGAAAAATGTGCAGACGGAAGTGAATGCACTATTGAAAAACATTTGCATAAGATCAGTGACACAAAAGATCGGAGATGCAACACACGCGCCACCACCGCGCGTCACGCGATAGACGAGTCGCGCGAGGAAGGGGTAATGAGAGAACTAGGGGACAATGATGCACTTGTTGAGATGGAGGGTGATTCCATCTCTACCCACGAAGAGGAAAGTGCCAATACTCCTAGTAGTGATGACGAAGAGGGAGATCTTCCTCCATTAGTTGGTGAGGAGGAGGATGAAGAAGAGGAGTATGAGTGTGACTCCTTGATTCCAGACTTTACAGTGGCAACCCGTGAGGGTACCCCTGCAGAGGGAGGCGTGAAAATGCTGGCTGAGACCGTTACTGAACAGTCTGGAACTAAACAAGATAGATGCAACGATAAAGATGAGAAAAGAAAGTTTCTCTTGAAAATTGAAGAAAGGAAGATTGGATATTGTCTCGGTGAGGAGGGAGTCGAAGCTTACCACGGTATTTGGGACAGAATTGTCGATCACCTCTTAAAGATAGGTGTGACTCGCAGGGAAATGTCCGCGGTGGCCGGTGACCCAGAAACTGTTATAAATCCGACTAGAGATCATGACGACGTTCTATTCGGATTAGTGAGAAGGAGGACCGCACAGCACGACCTCACGATGAGTGCATTCTCACGAGTCTACGATTATTCATACACGCGTGGGGTGTATGTTAACATCGCAACTTTGATTTTAAAAGATGACAGAGTTCTGCCATTTTCCATATTGACACCCGAGAAGAAGGAAAAGAATGGAGCGTTCGAACGCTTCATAACTATAGCACACAAGATCGTGTTAGACAATAAACTCGATTTTGATTTGGAAACGTTGATGCACACAACGTCTTATGTGTACACCACAAAAATTGTTCTAGAGACTAGCGCCACATCATGCAAGGGGCTGGCATCTAAGAAGATGGAATACAAGAGAAGGATGACGCACCCTTCTAATGTAAGATCCAGTTTCACCCCTCACAAACTCAAAATAGAACAAAACCTTCACAAAGAACCATACATAGATAACGGTCTAGTCAAACCCATTGCCGGCCTAGAATACTACAGTGACACAGTAGGTCTGGATTTCCCTGAACTTCTTCCAATATACGACGTGAATGATCGGAATCGTTTTTCAGGTGCCTACAGAACTGTCTTCGGACCGACTATTCCTATGGCAGCTCAGATTTGTGCTTGTGACAACCACGCATTGAATGTTGCCTTCATGAGATTAACCAACTGTCGCGGTAGCTCATACAATAACGGGGTTTGTCTTGCTTGTAATACGCACATCCCTGAAAACTTTCGTTCAGACCATTTTGATACTATTGAGCATAGAACCAACACGATCGCCTTCGACGCCAGGCTTGTTCAAAACCAAGAGAAGTTCATTAGTGACCATGCCGCGGCCTTTGCCGAATTAAAACGTCTATACAGCATTTCTCCTGAGACTCGAGACAAGCCAGAGGACGATGTCGAAGTCCTGATCGAGAGACCGCATGCGAAGAAACAGATGCGCCAAGAGTGTTACAAGCAATTAACCGGCGTTTCAAACCAGTTCGGTGGCGTATACGAAGGAAAGCAATCTGACCGCGATCTACTCGAGAGTTGTGGTGACGAAAGAGGTCGTAATTTAACTGTAACAAGCAAAGGTTGGTACTCAAACAAAAATATGGCTAAAATGAAATCCGACGAGATAAGCAAAGTTGGCAAGAAACAAAGGATCGTCGTCGATCTAAAAGTCGCCGCTTCGCTTGAAGGGTCAGCCTTGACGGAGAAGATCAAGAAAGCTATGGCTGCTAACGAATTCGTATATCGCGGGATCACAATCGAATTCATCCCATACCCAAGGGCAGAATCTCTGGAGTCCGTTTTCACAAAACTCCAGGATCCACCAGGGAAAGGATATATGGCGTATTTCTCAGACGATTCTTGTATTAGTCTGCGCGATGCGTCTGGTGCAGTGCACACCTACAATGTTGACATATCGCAATGCGACGGTTCACATCATTCTACGTTCGACGCTTTACGACAGATCGTTCCCGACGATATGTCCGAGCAAATCGAAGCTCTATTAGATCAATTGATAAAACCAAAGCTTGCCATAGAACCCGGAAAAGTAGACGGCAAAAAGCAACTGAATGGCGATGGTAAACCCATTCAAGTTCTTTTCCGATTACAAAGACTGTCACTTTTATCCGGGTCTACACTCACAACTGTTATCAACAATATAGCCAACATAATGATCGCCATGTCTATCGCAGACCAATACACGGAAATAAGGCACCAGTTGAACTCTGATTACGAGACGAGCGCCGACCGCATAACTGAAATCATTGAGACCGCCTCACAAAATTGTGGGTACATTGTCACCGCTGAACGATGTTACGATTACTCAGACATACAATTCTTGAAGCATTCCCCGATGTACGATACGAATGGACGTTTGACCGCTGTTCCAAATTTCGGGATCTTATTGCGTTCGATAGGAGTTTGTAGAGGCGACCCACCTGGGAAGAAGTGTGTCACTACACAGCAGCGTGCTGGTGTTTTCAACCACTCCCTGATACACAGTATTTATCCACGTGTCTCGGCTGACATCCTCACAGAGATGAAACGCTCTGCTGCACTCGACCAAACGGGCTTGTCTGACTCCCTTTACAGGTCCACCCTATTTCTTGCAACGAATCAAATCAACAAGAATCTCGCTTACAAAATTGACCCAGAGACGGACCACCCTGAAACCTATCTCTCTCCTGTGTCCACAAAAGATCGTCCCACACGATACTTTACTAGCGAGGCTTTCTTCCGTCGGTACACTCTTGGCAATCCTAACAGATCACACTTAACTCCCAACGAAGTCGAGACTTTTACCCAAGGACTGGGAAAAGCACGTTGCGGTGAGTCATGGGGTTGTGCCGTAACCGAGAGGATCCTCAAGACAGACTATGGTTTAGGTCTTCTTGAATTCTAGGGGGGCGCCCTTGGAATCTAAACTAAACACCAACTCCCAGCTCCTCGGTATGAGCTGTTTCCACT